CAGCAGACAGACAAAAAATGAAACTTGTAAAAGCACAACATCCTGACTTAGATATTAGATTTATATTTAGTAACTCTCGCAGTCGTATCAGTAAGCAGTCCAAGACTACTTATGGTATGTGGTGTGAGAAGTACGGATTTATATATGCAGACAAGACAATACCAAAGGAGTGGATAGATGAAACACCGAGAGATTAGATACTTGATTGTGTGTGCTTCAAACACACAGGCACTAGAGAATCTAACAGTGAAAGACTTAAGTATCCGTGACAGAAAGAAAGGATACCTAGCCACTAAGTATCACTATGTCATCACTCGTGATGGTGTCATAGAAGAGGGGCGAAGCATTACAGATGCTGGTGCCTATCTTGAGGACGGCCACTCTATTATAAAAAACAACAACTCGTTAGGAGTATGTCTTATCGGGGGTAGTGATAGTAACGGGGAATCATTTTTCAATTACTCTTCTGTTCAAATTTTCTCCTTGAACACCTTGGTCACACAACTGAAAACTGATTACCCACAACTCATTACCCTCGGTCTCAATGATGTCACTAAAACAAAAGAGCCACACTTTAATGTAGAGGAGTTTATGAAAAATGGAAAGTGAATTTTTACATCATGCACCATGTGATAACTGCGGCTCCAAAGATAATGTAGCTGTATACAGTGACGGACACACTTACTGTTTTGGATGTGGTGTGATTACAAATGAAAAGGATATATTAAACCCAGTGAAAAATGTGGACAAAAATTTCTTACAATATGACATAAGACAATTACCTAAACGACACTTAGATGTAACAACATTACAAAAGTTTCACTACGGTGTATCAAGTAACAAGGGCAGACCAGTACAGGTTGCCAACTACTACAACAAAGACAACGAGTTAGTAGCACAGAAGTTACGATACCCTGATAAAACTTTCCAATGGATTGGTGATGCTAAGGATGCAACACTCTTTGGGCAGAACCTATGGAGAGATAAAGGTAAGATGATAGTAATTACTGAGGGAGAGATTGATGCTCTGTCAGTATCTAAAGTACAAGACAACAAATGGCCTGTCGTTTCTGTTAAGTCAGGAGCGCAAGGAGCCAAACGAGATATACAAAAACAATTAGACTGGCTAGAAAACTTTGAGTCAGTCGTCCTAATGTTTGACCAGGATGAAGTAGGCAAGAAAGCTGCGATAGAATGTGCAAAGTTATTTAGTCCAAATAAAGCCAAAGTCTGTCAACTGCCATTGAAAGATGCTAACGAAATGTTAGCCGCTAATAAAACTAAAGAGCTTGTAGATTGTATCTGGGCAAGTAAGGCCTACCGTCCTGATGGCATTGTGTCTGGTCAAGACATATGGAATGAAATTAGACAGGAAGATAATTATGTTTCTGTTGATTATCCTTTTGCACAGTTGAATGTAAAAACACATGGACTGAGAAAAGCAGAACTCGTCACCGTTACTGCTGGTAGTGGTATAGGTAAGAGTAGCTTCTGTCGTCATGTTGCTTTACATTTATTGCAACAAGGTTTTGGTGTAGGATACATCGCTCTTGAGGAATCAGTGAAGCGAAGTGCGCTGGGTGTAATGGGTGTCGCACTGAACAAACCACTGCATCTAACAAGAGAAGGTGTAACAGAGGAAGAGATGAAGCGAGTCTTTGATGAGACAGTTGGCTCAGGGAAGTTTTATTTATACAACCATTTTGGGTCGACCGCCTCTGACAACTTGATATCTAAGATTAGATACTTAGCAAAAGGTTGTGGTGTAGACTTCGTTATCTTAGACCACCTACACATTGCTCTCTCTGCACTGGGAGAAGAAATGACTGACGAAAGAAAGTTAATAGATTATACTGTAACTAAGTTGAGGACACTTGTAGAAGAAACTGGCATAGGACTTATACTCGTCTCACATCTAAGAAGACCTGAGGGTAACAAGGGTTATGAAGATGGAGTCGCTGTCTCTATGAATAGTCTGCGAGGTTCTGCATCCATCGGACAACTTAGTGATATAATAATCTCAATGCAGAGAGACTTACAATCAGAAGATAACATCACCCAGTTACACATACTCAAGAATCGTTTTTCAGGAGAGACTGGTAAAGCTTGCACTCTGCACTATAACCTAGACACAGGTTGTCTTGCACAGGCAGAGGCATCCAATGAGTTTTGAGAAAGAACTCGAATGGGGTGATGTCATCCTTGCCGCATTGGCCACAGCTAATGAGCAACCAGATGATGAAGTTACTATCTTTGTACCCGACAAACCAACAGCTCTTATTGTCAAAGCGACTATCCGTGCTTTAAGAGAGTCAGGTGATGAAGCCGCATGGAGATTACAAATTGAAATTAAAGGGACACATTAAGTGTGACTACAAATTAGTCATTTGCTATTGGAAAGATATTGTATCGCAGGCAGAGTGGAGTGAGTTAACCGATGCCAAGAAACGAGAACCAGTTAATTGTGTGACAGTCGGTTGGATAATTCGTCATGACCTACTTACCACAGTTATTGCAAGTGAATTTAATTTTACAAATAATAAAGTTATCAATGAGTGTGGTAACACCACAACTATACCAACAGCCAATATTGTTGGTATGAAAACTTTAAGGACAAAGATATGAAATACTGTTTTGATATTGAATCAAACGGGTTACTTGATGTAACTGATACTATACACTGCATTGTCCTCAAGAACATTGAGACAGGTGAAGTACTTACACCATCCGTGGATGAGGCTGTGGACTTACTGTCCAAGGCTGAGTTAATTATAGGGCATAACATTATTAAGTTTGATATCCCTGTACTAAAAAAGTTAACTAACTATACATCTAATGCAACTGTGTTTGATACACTGGTAGCCACTAGACTGGTATACCCTGATGTAGCTGAGTCTGACTTTGCTCGTCAAAACTTTCCCAAGGAATGTATTGGCAGACATAGTCTCAAAGCATGGGGCCACCGCATAGGCGACTACAAAGCACAGTTTGATTTAGGGTTTGAGAAGTTTACTCCAGAGATGCTTGAGTATTGTGTGCAAGATGTTGAAGTAACTTACAGTCTATACAAACGAATTGAACACAAAGGTTATTCACAACCAGCGATGCAGTTAGAGCATCAGGTTGCCCAGCTAATCTTTGAACAAGAACAACATGGTTTTACTTTTGATAAAGAGAAAGCCGCTGAGTTATATTCAACACTCAATGCTAAACTACTCACTATCAAAGATGAGTTACAAGAATTGTTTCCACCTAAAATAGAACGAACACCATTTACACCACGAGTCAACAACAAGACACGAGGGTATGTCAAAGGTGTAACTATCTACAAAGAGAAAGAGGTAGAGTTCAACCCATCCAGTCGTCATCACATTGCTGACAGACTGATTGAGTTACATAACTGGAAACCAGAAGAATACACTGCCGATGGTAAGCCAAAGCTTGATGAGAGTATACTCTCTCGTCTACCTTATCCAGAAGCAGAGAAGTTGTGTGAACATTTCTTATTAGAGAAACGACTATCACAACTTGCAACAGGCGCACAGGCTTGGTTGAAATGGGAACAAGACGGTAAGATACATGGAACTTGTAATACAAACTCCACTGTCACTGGCCGTGCCTCACATTCCAATCCAAACCTAGCACAGATTCCCAGCGTATCTGTTCCGTATGGGAGAGAGTGCCGTGCTTTATTTACTGTACCACCTACCAAGAAACTCGTGGGAATAGATGTCTCAGGGTTAGAGGTTCGTATGCTTGCGCATTATATGGCTCGCTACGATGAGGGTAAGTATGCTGATGTTGTCTTGAATGGTGACATACATACTGAGACTCAGACACTCGCTGGATTAGACTCCAGAGATTTAGCCAAGAGATTTTACTATTGTTTCTTGTACGGTGGTGGAGTAAAGAAGATAGCCCTAGTAACAGGTAAGTCAGTGGGCGAGGCTCGTAAAATAAAAACACGATTCTTAAACAACTTACCCGCTCTTAACAAACTTATTGAGGATGTGCAGACAGCAGCAAACAGAGGATACCTCATTGGGTTAGATAAGAGACAAGTCAAAGTCCGTTCACCTCATGCTGCACTTAACACACTACTCCAATCAAGTGGAGCGATTGTGTGTAAGCAATGGTTAGTTGAATTCCGCAAAGCCATTTCTAAATATACAGGAGTACATCAGGTAATCTGGGTACACGATGAGATACAGGTAGAGTGTCCAGCTGACATAGCTGAGGACATAGGAAAGATAGCTGTAGACTCCATCGTTCGCACAGGTAAACACTTTGATATACGACTGCCGTTAACAGGGGAATACAACGTGGGTAACAACTGGAGCGAAACACATTGAGAAAGAAGGGCAACCCTGATTTTGATAAAGACTTACAATATGGATTGGACAGAGAGAATAGAATTGTTGCAATCCTTGATGCCAAGAAGACAAAGGCAGAAATTAAAACAGAACGAGACTGGTGGTTTCGTAGTGGTAACATCTGTTTAGAGATAGAGAGTTACGGAAAGCCATCAGGTATCATGACAACCAAGGCAGACTACTGGATACAGATACTTGCATTGGGTGATGATGATTACTGCAGACTTATATTTGATACTAAGACAGTCAAGAGATTGGCTAAAAAATATATGGACACAGCTAGGTATGGTGGTGATTACAATAAAAGTAAATTCATACTCATACCACTTAAAGATTTATTTGATAAAAAAAATTTACCGAAGGTGCCTAAATGAGACAGTTACTAATTGATGGAGACATTGTACTATACAAAGTTGCAATGGCTAATGAGGTAGAAACTCATTGGGGCGATGGGTTATGGACTCTACATTCGGATGAGAAAGTATGTCAGGTACAGGTAGACGATGTTATCTCAAACTTACTAACTGAGTTAGAAGCTGACGACTACATTGTGTGCTTGACTGATGCAATTAATTTTAGAAAAGATATCATGCCATCCTACAAAGGTAATCGTAAAGACAAACGAAAGCCATTAGTATTCAGCAAGTTAAGAGAGTACATCTTTGAACATCACTATGGTGTCACCTATGATGGACTTGAAGCTGACGATGTCATGGGTATCCTATCTACTGAACCAGCTGAGGAAGAGCGAGTGATTGTTTCTATTGATAAAGACTTGAAACAAATACCTGGTCTCTTAAGCAGTGATGGTAAGACTATCAAAGAAGTAAACAAAGCTCAGGCAGACTATTGGTTCCTCATTCAAACACTTGCAGGTGACTTGACTGATGGGTACAGTGGGTGTCCAGGCATAGGGGTAAAGACAGCTGAGAAACTGTTAGATATTAAGGTTCCCCTCGTAGACAACTGGGCTAGAGTCGTCAAGGCTTATAAGAAGAAAGACTACCTTGATGGTGAAATATTACAACAAGCCCGTGTGGCTCGTATTCTAAGACATGGCGAGTATGACCACACAACAGGAGCAGTTAAGTTATGGAAGATATAAACAACCCAAAGTATTATAAAGATTACACTATTGAGCCTATTGAGTTTATCATGAAGAATGATTTACCATATGCAGAAGGTAATGTAATAAAATATATCTGTCGTTGGCGAACAAAGAACTCCTCGAATACTAGAAAGTTGGAAGACTTACAGAAAGCAAAACGCTATGTCGAATTTTTAATAGATAATTTTAAGGAGACAATATGAGCTTACCTACTATATACCAACAATACATACATACATCTCGTTATGCCAGATACGATGAGTCCATCGGACGCAGGGAAACATGGCATGAAACAGTGAGAAGATACTTTGACTTTATGGAAAGTCATTTAGAAACTAATTTTAATTACAACATGGGTTCTCTTAGGCAAAAGCTTGAGGGTGCAGTGGCCAGCTTACAAGTCATGCCAAGTATGCGAGCCTTGATGACAGCTGGTGTTGCTTTACAGCGAGACCACACAGCTGGCTACAACTGTAGTTACATTCCCATTGATGATGTGAGAAGTTTTGATGAAGTGATGTATATATTGTTATGTGGCACAGGCGTCGGCTTTAGTGTTGAGTACAACAATGTAGAGAAGTTGCCTATTGTTGCCGAGAAGTTTAGTAGAAGTGAGACAGTTATTGTCGTTGAAGATAGTAAAGCTGGGTGGGCGAGCGCCTTTAGAGAATTACTTGCAATGTTATATTCAGGTCAGATTCCTAAAATAGATGTCACCCAGGTTAGACCAGCAGGAGCAAGATTAAAAACATTTGGTGGTAGGGCATT